CAATCATGGGTTGAAGGGTCTTATCTGCCTTTAACTGGTGGCAAAATTACAGGTAATTTAGAGATTGATAGAGGTAATGACTATGCTGGTGTTATCCTCCACAACAAATCCAAAATTGCCATAATTGAGTCGACTCCAGACTCCGAAAATCAATTTTTAAATCTGATTTATCGCACAAGAGACAATCAAAATGTAAATGTGGTTAAAGTGCCTAAAAAAACAGGGACTCTAGCACTGCTTGAAGATATTAAAAATGTGCATCGTCGCGATTATAACCGCACAATCAATGGGACATCAAATTGGGATAACGGAAAAAGCAAAACTATTACGTTAACTGGCAGTGTTACCATTTACCCTGATGGGCGAATTGTCCAAATCCTACATTTAAAAAATTTCAGAATTATGTGGTTTGATGCCGAATCCCCGACGGTAGGTTATGCCAATGCAGGTTATCGCCATCCATTAATCAAAATCCCGCTATGGTCAGCGATGCCAAATAAAATTCTTTCCGCTATGCCACAGATGGTACGGACAACGCATCCAACTACCTCAACAACCTATGTGAGTGAAGCTGGCGAATGGATAAGTGCATGGGCGATCCGCGAACAAGGTAACGATAAAGGTAATGTGTATATCAACACGAGACGATTTACAGGGGATGCCGATGAAATCGTTGATTTATATGTTGTTATTGAGGGTTATTAAAAATGGCTTTTTATATTAATGTATTAGATAAATTAGGTAATTTTGAAATCATCGACGGCGACCTGGCAGCGGTTTATCCTCATTTGGATTTTACAAAATTAACCGCCTTGACCGACGAACAATATACACAGTTTTGTCACAAAAGTACGGGGAAAGTTAAATTTATCAACGGTCAATTTGTATCCGAAGATATCAAGGTGGATTTGACTTTACTTTTATCGACAAAGCGTGACAGCTTTATTGAGCAAATTGACAATCATGCGGCAAAAATCTACAGCACATGGACTCGATTCGAATCGGAATATCGTGAGCGTCAAGCAGCAGCGGAAGCCTACAAATCCACGAATTATCAAGGCGAGTGCAGTCGATATATCACCGATTTTGCACAACGTGCGAGACTGGATAATAAGACCGCAACAAATCTGATTTTGACACAGGCAGCAGGGCTCGAAAAACTACAAATGGAGCTTGCCAACCAACGTATGCGCAAGTATGAACTCCAAGCCCCTAATCTCACACTAGAGCAACTGCAATCAATCCATGATGACATTATCAAACAAATGGATAACTTGATGGAGGCATACCAAAATGGCTAAGGTTTATTTGGCAATGTATAAACACAAGCGAGACTGGCGCAAAGAGCCAGTTAAAGCAATCGCCGACCGCATTACTCGATTTTTTACCAAAGGCAAATATTCCCACTGTGAAATCGCCGTAGAACGCATTGAATTTACCAACGGGCATCATTATGAGCATGCAACAGTGTATAACTGTTACTCGTCATCTGTGCAAGATGGCGGGGTGCGTTGCAAACAAATTGATGTGTCCGATAGCACCAAATGGGATTTAATCCCACTCAACGAGGTCACCGAGCAACAAATTGAAGCCTATTTTGACCGCACTTTAGGTTGTAAATACGACTGGTGGGGCGCACTAGGAATCGTACTTGGAATCAAACAAAAACGCTCAAAATATTTTTGTAGCGAATGGTGTTTTAATGCGATTCTCGGTGGCGAGAGCGGTTGGCGATTTAGCCCAAATCAATTAGGGGCAATGTTTAAACATGATGACTAAAGACAAACGGCGGGTAATTCTGCCGTTTTTATCCCTCCGACTCTACCTAATCGCCCTTTGTTAGTTTAAATACCACAACGCCAAGCGCTACCCCTCTATTTCAAATCCTTACAAAATACCCACATCTTTTCAAACCATAGAAACCATAGGGCTAAAATTATGTCTGATGAATATCTCCATGGGGTCAAGGTAACGGAAATTGCCGAAGCCTTGCGAACACTCACCACATCATCCACTGCCGTGATCGGTTTAGTGGCAACGGCAGCAGATGCAGACGCAACTGTTTTCCCACTCAATAAACCCACTCTTTTAACAGGTATCACCGCCGAAGTCCAAGCGAAAGCCGGTAAACAAGGCACATTATCCCGTGCGTTAGATGGCATTGCGGACATCGTGAATTGTAAAGTGGTCGTCATTCGTGTGGAAGAAAGCGAAGATGAAAGCACCATGAAAGCAAACGTCATCGGCACAGTGGACAGCGAAGGCAATTACACTGGCTTGAAAGCGTTCTTGGTATCTGCTGCCGTTTGTGGCGTGAAACCGCGTATTTTCTGCGTGCCGAAGTATGACAGCCAAGATGTTACCACCGAGCTTTTAAGCGTGGCGAAAAAACTGAATGGCTTTGTGTATGCATCGTGCGGTTCAGCCAAAACCAAAGAAGAAGCGGTGACTTATCGCCGTAATTTCTCACAGCGTGAATTAATGCTGATTTTCGGTGACTTCTTATCGTTCAACCCGAACACCAAAGCAACTGAAGTGGATTATGCAGTTGTCCGTGCGGCAGCAATGCGTGCGTATCAAGACAAAGAATACGGCTGGCACACTTGCATTTCAAATAAAGGATTAACTGGCGTGACTGGCGTCACTAAACCACTTTCATTTGACATTAACGACAGTGCGACCGATGTCAACTACTTGAACGAACAAGGCATCACCTGTTGTGTGAATCACAATGGCTTCAAGCTATGGGGATTACGCACCTGTTCAGCCGACAAATTATTCATCTACGAAAACTACACCCGCACAGCACAAGTGTTGAAAGACACTATCGCACAATCCTTTGATTGGGCAGTGGATAAAAACATCAGTGTGATGTTGGTGAAAGAAATCGTGGAAGCGATTAATGCGAAATGGCGTGAATATGTGGCGAAAGGTTACTTAGTCGGTGGTAAAGCATTTATCAATTCATCACTGAACACTGCCGCAACCTTGAAAGATGCAAAATTACTTGTGTCTTATGATTACTGCCCTGTTCCGCCATTAGAACAATTAGGCTTTAACCAATACATCAGCGATGAATACCTTGTGGAATTCGCCGCAGAGATTGCCAAAGTAGGAGCATAACAAATGGCTTTACCACGTAAATTAAAACTCATGAACTTCTTGGCAGACGGTAATTCTTACCGTGGCCAAGTCACCGAAATTACCCAACCTAAATTGGCAATGAAACTGGAAGAATACCGTGCAGGCGGCATGATTGGTCCAGTGAAAGTGAATTTAGGCGTGGAAGGCTTGGAAGCGCAATTCAAAATGGGCGGTTACATGACCGAACTCATCAAAGAATTTGGCGGCAAAATTGACGGTTCAGCATTACGTTTTGCGGGTGCATATCAACAAGACGACACGGAAGAAGTCACCGCTATTGAATTGATTATGCGTGGTCGTTTCAGTGAAATTGACAACGGCACAAGCAAATCAGGCGATGACACCGAACAAAGCTACACCGTGCCATTAACCTATTACAAAATCATCGAAAACGGCAAAGATTTAGTCGAGATTGATTTACTCAACTCAATCTTTATTGTCGGCGGCACTGACCGCTTGGCAGAACACCGTTCAGCGATTGGCATCTAATCACCACCGAGCCCCGCAAGGGGCTTTTATTAAATACTCCCCCCACGCTTAAAGCGTGGCATTTTTAAAGGTAGAAATCATGAAAAACGAAAACAGCAAAGTGATCACATTAACCAATCCACTTGTGCGTGGCGAAAACAAAATCACAGAAATCACCGTCAACAAACCCACCGTGCCGGCATTAAAAGGCTTGAAAATGTTTGACGTGTTGCAAATGGACGTGGACGCATTGCAAGTGTTGCTCACTCGCGTGACAAATCCTGTGTTGCACAAATCTGACTTCTCTACAATGGAAGTGGCAGACTTCACCGAGCTTGCGGCGGTGGCTGTCGGTTTTTTAGGGAAGAATTCGGAAGCGGAAGCGACCGAATAATGATTGCCGCCACGGTAGAAGATGCCATGGCGGACATTGCATTAATTTTCCATTGGCAACCACAAGCCTTTGAGCAAATGACATTTTCCGAATTAATGCAATGGCGAGAAAAAGCAAGGGAACGAAATGAAACAGAAACTGATTGATTATTTATTAAATATGCCAAGGCATATTGTATGGCGTGGAATCTTTATTCTTTCCATTGCCTTTTGGTTGCTTGTGATTTTCGGCATTGCATTTCTCTTTCGCTAATTCATCAAGTGCGGTCAGAAATCACGAGATTTTTTGACCGCACTTTTCTTTAGGAATAAATTATGG